ACGCTCGTCTGGATATTTTCGACGTCCGAAAATTGAAGCGCAAAGTTGAGCGGCTCGTTGCCATAGGTGGCGACGGCATTATACGTCCCCCCGGTACTTTGTAGAGCTATCCTCAGCATAGCAGGTCTTGTGAGATTTCAACCTCGCACGTGATAGGCAGGAGACGCGAAGACGCCTGCTCGTGGGTGTAGCTCGTCGTCTTCATACGGCAAGGATACCATTGACCCTTAAAGCGAACCATCATGTGTTGAGCCGTAATAGCCGACTTGAAAAGCTCTCTCTCTGCATCGGTAAAAAAGTCCTCCGACAAGACAAAAGACCGCTTACCGATTGAAGGCATCTGGATATATTGGGGCACGTATTTTTGAAGGCCAAAGCCAGAATATGCCGCTTGGGTTTCGTTGCCTCTGTTGATCTTGTAGGTATCGCGGCCCGACACATCGTATACGTCTTTCACCCTCCCGTCGAAACGTAAGAATTCGGCACCCCCGCGAGCACCTATCCAATAGAGCTGGGCGGGTGCGTGCTTGATAGGCCGACAATCTTTGTAGACACGGATCGGACGTCCAAGGGGCGAGTTGGATACGTCGCGAGCCTGCACCTCAAAATAGTCCCACCCGTTGTCCCAATTGTAGACCAACGCCCAGTTGGCGTTGTCTTTGATGTTGGCAGGGCCGATAGGTACGGTCCTCTGAGCACTTTCCCACGTGGTGGGCGCGGTGCCCAAGGTGAGGGTGAGGCTATCCCGCAAGGTCCCACCATAATAGAGGGCATAACTTACCTGCGTCCAGTCCGACTGGTTGAGGTTGTTGGTTCCGTTGTAGACGTAGTTCGCGTTCTGCATCTGCAAGAGGTTGGCGATAGCTTCGTCTTCGTCTGCGAAGTGGTAGTTAATTGTCAGGGCAGAGCTCACCTCCCGCTCCGTCATCCACCCTTTCTTGGTCGCTGCGTCGGGGAAGTAGTCCGTAAAGTCCCAGTCGTTCCAAGCCCAGTTCTCTCTCTTGCCCATGCGCACAGGGATGTAGTTGTACGTCCCTTGTACTGCGCTCTTCACGCCCCCCGTCACGGAATAAATTTGAAACTGGAAGCCGTCCACCGCCTCGAACATATAGTTTATGTCGGTAGCTGTGGGCTGCTCACCTCCTGCCACTAAAAGGTAGGGGGAATAATTTTCAATTTCGAAGCCCCTCACCCACTCGTTCATATCAATCCTTCCTGCGTTGGAGTTGGAGTTTAGGATATTGACGTAAGCCTCCGAAAGTTTAGTTCCTACGGTGCCGTTCATGTTGAGCGGATATACCTCTACGAGCCACGTGTCGATGGTCACGGCACTATCCGACCAGTTGAGCGGGGCTACCTGCCTCTCTTCGTAGGGTGCCTCGGTAGAGGCGGTGAGTGAAGTGTTAAACGAGAAAGCCATTTATTTCGGTCTTACGGTGATATTTCCAGCGGTAAAGGAGAGAGCCTTGACGAGGTCTTGGGCCAGAGCCTCCCCGAGTTCTTCTCGGTATTGGGGAACGATGGTTTCGAGGGCCACCGAGTAGTATCTGAGCCCTACGATGCCCTTTCTTTTGATGCTTCGCGCGATGAGGTAGGCCGCGCTTTTGAGCCTTGATTCGGTCTGCTTGACGAACTTACCCGAGGCGTCGCGTAGGCGTACGGGCTTGGCCCGCATCCATTCGAGGATAGGCCCCGAGGGCGGCTGCTTAGATCGGAACGAGTAGGGCGCGTTCTGGTTCTTCCTCGTCCCGTTGACGCCCCAATGGATGAAAGCCGCATAAGGCAGGGGAGAGCCGAAAGAGACCCTCCCCCCCTTCAATTTGTACGTGAGGGACTTTTGAAGGGAGCGCGAGGCTACGCCATAGGACCGGTTTTTACCTATCCTACGGGAGCCGAGCTCACGCTTGGCGGCGTTGTTTACGTCGTCCGCAAACCGCGCCAGCACCTTCTCGAAGTCCGTCAGGTTCATTTGCTTTTCCCGAGGATGACAGCCTGCAAGATGCGCTTGATAAGGTCGACGATGCTGTCGTCCTTCTCTGTTTCGGTGAGTGCCGTGATCGTGCCAGCAGCGGCGATGATGGCGAGGGCGATTTCTGCCCAGTTTTCAAGAATAAAGTCCATAGAGTTGGGGTTTGGTATTATCGAGATTTGAGAGCCTCTATTTCAGCTTTAAGAGCGTCGATAGCTTCGCAGAGTTCGTTGATGGCTTCGGCAAGGTCGTTCAGTGTGAAGAGCTCACCTTGCAGTTGTTCGGGAGTGAATTTGCTGTGCATTACGTGAAGGAATAACAGACGTTGAGAGTGACGTAAAAAGCGGAGCTCCCGGTCACGTTGTAATATGCAAAGGCGAGCTCGTCACCTGCGGCAAAAGACCACCCCGTAGGAGAGAAAACCTCGGTATAGTTCGCTGCACTGTAGGGTATGTTCTGCTCGTAGGTCGGTGTCGACGTGATTGAAACTGTACTTAGCGTGGTCGCCTTCCACACCCCGACCTTGATTTCTGTTGCACCTTGGACGTGGACGCTGACGTGGTCGATTTGACCTGCCTTCGGGACGTGCCAAATCATATAGTGTTGCCAGTTGCCCGAGTTCCGCATCGTGTTCGTGTACGTGTAGAAGCCGTAGTATGCCGGGGTCGTCGTTGAGGTAAATCCCGTCATAAAGAACGAACCCGCCCCGTTGAAACTCCCTCCACCTCCACCCGACGCGCTCAACGTCGTTCCCGTCATAGTGAGGTTACTGCCGATAGTGGCGTATGTGAGCTTGCTGTCGGAGTCGTCCCAAAAGACGAGCTTGTCCAAACCCGCATCGTGTGCGCCAAGGATTTGTCCAGCCTGCATTCGCAAGACGTCGTTGGCGTTGGCGTTGATGCTTACGTCCGTCGAGTTGTCCGTTCCTGCGGGGTCTACGTTGAGGACGGTCTGCATCTCACCTTGGGTGATGCCCGAGGCGAGTACGGGCGTGCCTCCGTTGTCCTCGACGGCTGGGTTGGCAGGGATGTCGACGTTGACCCACTTACCTAAAACCGAGTTGTACACCAATATTTGATTGGACACAAGGCTCGTTAGCGTTACGTCGTCGAGGTTCTGTACGTCAATACCTGACCCCCCCACCGCGTCGAAGGCAGTTTGCAGGGCCGTGATCGTAGCGGCTTGGGTAGCTCCGAGAGGTAGACCCGTCGAGGCGTCTACATAGTCGGCAAAGGGGATGCCCTTGGCGATGACGCGACCCAAGGTGCGCTCCGTAATCGTGACTCCAGTCGTGAGGTATGCCGAAGCCGTGAGGTATCTGTTGAGGGGGTAGTAATCGTTCCCTACCTTGACGGCGTTGGCGAAGCTTGTATCTATCCTAATCATGTGAACGTAATTTCAAAGTCGATGCAGCGTGCCGTACCGGCGGTATAAAAGGAGGCTGTCTCAAGGAAGATGTCGACCGAAGGGTAGGAGCCTACCGTGATAACTGAGCTTACCAAGAGTTCCGCCTCCTCGTCGACGGGCAAATTAATACCCGACTGATTATACGTACTTGCTTGGGGAAGAGGAAATACAGGCGAGCCCGAAAAGACGGCTCTCATGCGACAGTCGATAATGTCGTTTACTACGGCAGGGGTGACTCCAAACTTTGCTGTGAATGCAATCGACGTTCCCGTGCTCAATCCCGACACCTGAAGCGAGTTCAAAACCGAGTTGTACAAGATGGAAAACGACCCTGCTGGAGTCACCGTAGCAGTAGCGGGATACCTGACCGACGTATATGAGTTAGGCCAAGTTCCAATGTCTGCTGTCGTCGTGTTGCCTGTCCAAATGACCGAGGCCACGGCACTACCTCCGACGACGGTCTTGTTTATCCATCCCGTCCCGTCATAGTACAGGAGCTGACCGGGGGTGAGGGATGTCTCCGTTACGTCCCCGAGGTCTCCGATATTTTGTACGAGCGTGGGCTTGTTGAGAATCTCACTCACTCCCGATGTGGAGTTCCAGTCGGAGTTGACTTGTGCCGCAGGAATGGTCGGCTTGTTGAGGATTTGCGCGTCACCTGACACAGCGTTCCAGTCCGCGTTGACGTTGACTTCGGCACCTGCCTCGATGCCTGTGAGCTTGGTACGCTCTGCGTCGGTAATGATTGCTCCCGACCCTGCGCTTGTTACGTCGCTTAAGTCGGTCACGCTGCCTTTTGCCTGAACTCCTGTCCAAGGGACATAGTTAGCTGTATTCGAATTCACTGCGGAGCTGACATTGAGCGTAGACGCAGGAACGTTGACCCACGCATTGAATGTGCTCACATACTGCAAGACATCGAGAGTGGCCACAGGCAAAATAGCTGCCATATCAACATCGCTCAACGATTCGATGGTGCCGTCCGTTGCTACGTCAGCAAGGAGGGTAGGAGTAGCTACCTTCGAGGCGTTACCAATCCACGTATATCCCGTCTCGATGTTAGGTACGTCGTTTGTACGTCCAGAGCCATATACGATACCCGATCCGGAGCTTGCGTGGCTCTTGACTACCACACCCAAGTTCTGGATGAGGTTGTCGCCCGTAGGCTTGACGTTCGTATATCCTCCCGTCTCCCCGACGTAGATGACGTCGCCCGAACTAAAAGATGAGGTGTCGACGTTTTGAATCAACCCCACCACGATAGCCTCTCCTTCCTCGTCGTCTGCCAGCTCTTCGTTCAAGACGAGCGTGGCAGGCATAGCCGAGGGCGTGTCGGCTCGTGCCGCGATCACCTCCACCTGCTGACCCGCAGAAACAGGAGTCACGGCATGGACGGGAGTACCCTTGGGCAAGGTGCCGCCCGAGACGTTCTTGGCCGTCACTACGATACGCGTCGCGTCGGCTACGGCTCCACTTGTGGCGGCTGTGATACGTCCGAAGGTGTCGACGGTGATGTTGGCTGCTGTATAGCTTCCGGCTGTCACCCCGCTTGTATCGAGGCTGATGACAGGCGTTGTTCCTCCCGTGCTTGAGAGCGGAGCGTCAGCCCCTACCGAAGAGACAGCCCCAGCAGCAAAGTCCAACGTGATGACACCGTCCCCGTTGTCAATGAGAGAGCCATTGGGTACGTTGATGGTAGCCACCGAAAGTACGTCGGGGCTTCCGTCAAGCTCACGCACCCGGAGCAAGCCACGAGCTCGGTAGGCGGTCGGAGGGGTGCCGTCGGGTTCGACCCCAGTGATCGGGGCGTTGCATGAGTCGTAGGCGTAAGGGACGACGATAGACAAGTCGAGCAGGCATCCGGCCAGCGCGTTGGAGTTCTCCTCTTCCAATGGAGTCACGGAGGCGTTGGCGAGCTCGTAGCGGTACCCAAACTGGAAGATGTTACCCCCGTTCTGGATGTCTGCGAGGATGTCCTCGGCTACCTGCTCCGCGTCGCTGATATTCTCCTTTTGAAAGCCCACCTTATCGGCCTCGCTGGGAGGCAGGGAAAGGATATACACCTCCAAGTTGTATGTCTTGGCTTTGGGGCTGTTGTAATCGCCTCCCGTATACACGAGGTGAAGGAGAGGGTACTGCTCGAATTTGTCGAGGTCTACGTCAGCCGGGGAGCCGTAGGAGAACGTTTTGAGAAAGTAGTGATTGTCTACGAACTCCTCGAACTTGGAGACGATGTTGTTGAAGGTTATCATTGCTTCGCTTCGGTTCTGCGTTTGTAGTCGAGGTCTTTCAAGAATGCAAGGTGCGTGAAGACGTGGCCCACCGTGAGGCGAGTGACCTCGTCAATTTTAAGAACGTCCTCCCCAGCCAACGAGTAGAGGGCTGGGTACCATTGCCACTTTGAATAGAACGGATCGCTGCCACCGCTGTCGTCGTCAAAGAGGACTCCAAAGTGCTGCGTAACTCCCGCTCGGTAGTCCAAAAAAAAAGCAGGGCCCCGGCCACCGCAGGAGCGGGCATATCGAGGAACGGCGTGGCGTCCTCTTGGGCGGTGTACTCCTCAATGGTGTACTTGTCCCCCAGCTTGCGGGTGATAGGTCGGTACAGGACGCTCATAGCTTTGTGGGCCGTCTTCCAAAAGTCCTTGGTGTACGTCTCCATATCAATCCACTCTCCTGCGCTGAATTTGTCCCAGTCGGGGATGAAGCCGTACTCCAACCCATCGAGGGTGAGGATAGGTTCGTGCTTGGACACCTCACGAGCGAGGAGGGAGTCGATATGTGCTGCAGCTTCTACGAGCAGGGCCTGCGGCATCTTACGCAGTTCTGCGAAAGGTTTGCCCGTTACGACTTGGACCCTCTTGATCGGGTCGTCTGTCGTCTCCAACACCTGCAAATGTCGGAGGGTAAGGTCGGAGTAGTTCGCGGGTAGGCGGAGCTGCATATAGTTACAAGTTAAAAGTGTTTGATTCCTCAAGTTAGCCGAGGGCATAACGCCCGAAGTTCGGGTTCGTCTGGTTCCACGTTATCGCGTAGCGGCTTGCATCCACGAAGTGGTTGAAGGCGTCCACGGGCTCGTTCAGTTGGCGTCCGTTCTTGTCCTCCTTGTACTTGTAGTTCCGCAGCTCTTTGATTCCGTTGATGCTTCGCTCTGTGATAAGCAGAGGTCGAGAGCGGAGGAAGTCGATACCACTCCGCACCGAGTCCGGGCCTTTCCTTGCCGGGTGGATGTTGAAGCCGTGCCCGTGTATCTCGTCGATACTTTTCGGCTCTGCGGAGTCGGCTACGATCATAGCCTTGCCTATCTCCTCGCTCCGTAGCGTCTGTGCGATGGCCGCGTTGGTGAGGCCTGTGGCATAGCATACCTCGTCGAGACAGAATCCGTGGCCGTCGGTATAGACCTTTACAATCGCGGTGGGGTCGTTGGTGTATCCGAAGTCGAGTCCAAGGCAGAGGAGCTTCCATCCGTCGGGGACTTGGGGTACTGTCTTCCAATGCGTGAGAATAGTGGAGCGGGAGACGCCGCGCTCGCCCAGTCCGTAAACCCTCCAGTAGTCGGGGTCGGCTTCTTGTAGTCGCTCAATCTCTTGAACGGTGCTCTCGGGAAGGAAGGGGTTGTCTTTGTAGGTTGTTTGGAAGAACTCATGGTCTTCACGAGTTAGAACGTGGTCGTATATCCAATGGAACTCGTCGGAAGGGTTGTAGTCGATGATGGCTCTCCCCGTGGTGCGGAGCATAAGCTGCCTCCAATCTTCGAGGGTGAGCTCGTTGGCTTCGTTTACGAAGAGGATGTCCCTCTTGCGTCCCCTGACCTTCTGGGGCTGGTCTACTGAGATGAACTCCACGAGATTACCGAAGAGGATGTACGTGGCTTCGGATTTGTTGTGGAGTTCTACGTTGTAGATGTCCTCACGTTCGAGGATTTCAAAGAAGTCGCGCATGACCGACGCCCTGATCGCGGGAAAGGTCTTGCGAGCAATGGTGATGACCGCCCCGGAGTTCTCGTTGCGGTGGCACAGCTCTACGAGAGCCGTGAGGATAGAGTATGTCTTCCCGCTCCGCGTCCCTCCTTGGTGGACTTGAACCTTGGCCGGGCTGTTCTTGACGTGGTAGTATGTGGCGGGCTGTCTCAACTCACGGTGGAGTCGTCACCCGTAAACCACGAGAGCGGCTTCTTCTCGGCCACCTCTATCTCTTGACGCTCGATGTATCCTCGGACCTTTCCTTTGGTCTTCAAATAGAAGATGGTGGCGGCTGGGTTACCCTCGCTTATGAGTTTGTGCAGGTGGTGCTCTGCAAAGTCCAGGACCACCTCGGGCAGGTTGTCGCAAGCCTCCTTGTAGGCGGGGTCGTCCTTAAGCCAATTGTAATGGGTCTGACGTGAGATACCGACCGACTCGCAGGCCATCTTGACGATGCCGAGAGCCTTTGTGAGGGCCTCTACCATCGCTTTCTTTTTTGGGCTTAGCTTGTCCAACTCCGTCAAGGAATCATCTTGTCGCAGTGCTTGCATGGCTTAGGTTCGTTTGATTGTTCGGATGCTTCTGAATCGAAAGGTATTTCAAGTCCCCACTCTTGGAGCTCTTCGGCTTCCCACTCGTTGGCCAAGGTGTCCCAGTCCCATTCCCCGGCGGAGATATTGTCTTTAATCATAACCCGCTTTTGTTTCTCCTCGTCCCAGTCTACTACTACGCAGGGCACCGTCTGCCATCCCAATTCGACGCAGGCTCGGAGTCTTTGGTTGCCTGCTATAACCTCCCAATTTTTGTTGACTATCAGGGGGCGGGCCTCCATGAGCTCGGGGTCTTCCTGAATGGATTTTACGAGCTGGGCCATATTGTCCTTCCGTATAGCCCGAGGGTTACTCGGACTCGTCCTCAGCTTCTTGATCGCGGTACTGGTCGGCTGCATTGAGTATGTTTCTGAGGGTTTCTCGTATGTGGTAGTCATTGACGGCGAGGTTGAGGAGTATCTCCCAGCTCTCGACGTCTTTGTGGAAGACCCCAAAGGATGCGGTTTGATTTTGGACCCCAGAGGGGAGGATGACTTCGTCGGTCTTGGTCACCTTCATAGTGAAAACGAGGAAGTCGTCGCTCTCGTTGAGCATCCTTTTGACTTTGCGTAGGGTCATTCTGTACTTGATGTTTCTTTCCGCCTTTGTGGTGCGGATTCTGAATTAATGATGTGAAAATCCGTCAGGGTTTGCGCTAACTTTTGATATGGTTTGTCAAGGTACACCCTTACGTCTTGAAGTCACATCTTGTATTGTCATGCGTTCAGGAATTTGTGGTAGTTCTTGCGGTACCCTCTTTCAAGGTCGAGCAGCTCATTACAACGCCGCACCGAATATACGCTGGTCGTATGGTTGGCGCGTTGTAGGGCGTTCGAGATTTCGGGGAAGCTAAATCCGCAGTCCCGGAGGTACTTGCTTACCATGTGGCGGGTATCGGCTACGTGTCCTCGACGGTCGCGGGCGATGATGGTCCCCCAATCGAGTCCCATAGCTTCTACGCCTCTTCGTGCCCTTTCGAGGGCTACCCTCTTATCGTAGGTCTGGTCGTTGATGGCTCCAACGTTCAGCCAGATAGAAGGCGTTATTTTGAGCTCCATTGCTTGGCGCATACTGCTACTCTTTGGCGTTCGTTAGGATATTCTTCTTGCATCGTGTCGTCTTCCATACACCGGGTGATGAATTCGGACATAGTTTCGAGGGGTTCAGGCTTGGGAATCGGCATTGTCTACAAGTGTTTGAAGTTCATTCAGGAGTTTTTGGTTACAGGAGGAGCACGAGCCCGCCGCCTTACCTGCTCCGAGGTATTTGTTGGCCAGCATCGTAAGTTCTCCTGTGGTGCGGTATTGGTTGTCGCGAGTTAGAAACTCACGGATCTGTTCTACGTCTGCGCTCGTGACGGTGGCTTCCCACTTACCCAGCGGGCAAGAGGCGGTTTTGAGTTTTGTTTTGGCGGGCATATAGCACCCGCAGAGAGGGGAGTCGGTGAACGCTTCCGTTACGAGGGGGCCGCAGCTCTTCGTCTTCTGGACGTAGTGCTCGCACCCGACGCACGTGTTGAGGCGTTCAGCCCTTAGGTGAGCGTTGACGAATAACATCGCGGAGTTTCTTTTTCGATTGTGATATGCTTTCGTAGAAGACGGAGGAGTTGATGCCGGACTCACGTGAGAGCTCGGCCATGCTCCACCCGTCAAGATATAACTCTAAGACGGTTCTGTCAAACCATGAGAGATGATTTGCCATGAGTAGGGCTTCCTCCTTTCTTATGGCTTCTGCGAGGTCGTAGTTAGAGACGTGAGTGTATTCTGGTGCATCGGTTATCTGGTAGAGCTTGCGAAAGGTACCCGAGGAAAGATTCCACATACTTGTGTGGATATATCCGGGGAGGTTGTCGAGGATATTCTTGTTCTTTCTTAGGGCCTTGACGCACGAGAGGTAGGTGTGGTGCAGGAGGTCTGTGTGGTCGCGGTGCAGCCTCCGAGCCACCTGTAAGAGGTCGGAATAGTTTTCTACGAACCAGTCGTCAAAGACCTTTCGTGCTTCGCAGCTCATCGACTTTCCTCTTGTAGTGGTGGTAGAGTTGTTCCAGCTCGTCGCGTGTCCACTTGCGTGTCTGCTTCGAGGCGATCATAAGGTCTTCGGCTGTGCCGTCACCGTACAATCGGTCCAGCTCGATGGAGAACTTGTACTGCTCCCCCGAGCGGAAGCCGTTGCACCTCTTGCATTGGAACTGGACATTCTTCTCGTCCCAGCGCGTACTCATGCAGGCCCGGCTCATAAAGTGCCCGGCGTCGACCTCACCCCAGAAGCGGGAGGCCCCGCACGTGAAGCACTCACCCATCCCCCTGTGGTCCGCTGCTTTCAGTCGGATGAATTGGCTGAACACCGTGTCCACCTTCTTCACCATCGCCGACCGAGTTTGGGTACTGGATGTGCTCCCACCGCCCATTCTTGACGGGGACTCGCTTGATGTCCTTCGCTTTTTGGAGTTCCTTGTTTTCCTCTGCACGGCGTTTCTGGTAGTTCTTGTAGAGGGCGTCGAGCTGGTCGTCGGAGAGGCGATCGGGAGCGTGCTTCTTGAGCTCGTTCCAGTTGCCCTCCCTCACCGCTGCTCTCTCTCCCTCGTACTGCTGAAATATATCGACAAGTTCGGGAAGTTTCAAACGCTCGTATCCGGGGCGGTATTCACCTGTTTTGAGGCGGTGCATGATGATAGCCCATTCTTCGAGCTTCATAGCCGGAAACGAGTCCCGCAAATGGTGTACCGCATCCAAAATATCACGGTCGGCGGTGATGCTACGGGAGTAGTCGAGATAATTGAGCGTCTCTTTCAGCAGGAGGATGAGGGTGGCTTCGGTGTGGGCTGGGTGTACGCGGAAGGCCGCGAGTACGTTGGTGCCTTCAGCCCAAGCTCTCTCCGGAGTTAGCCGCAAGCCGGCGGAGATGTTCTGCAATGAGTGACCCGTCTGCCGGGCCAGAGCGTTGATTTTGTCTTTCATTCTTTTTGAATTGGTGTGATCGTCGTATCCAGCCGCGGGCGGCGGCCTTCCAATCTTTGATGGGTTTGTTTCGTCCTTGGGTCCATCCGTTGGCTTCGTAGTAGTCGAAGAAGGCGAGAGCCTCCGACTCCTCCGCTCCAACCTCTTGGAAAGATTCCAAAACTTCTTCCAAATCCTTGGGGCGTGCCCCTCTCTTTTTAGATGTATTGTCTATTGTTCTTTCTATTGTATTAGTAGAGGTACTATTTTTTCCTTCTGCCCGTAAATTTTTTTCCTGCTGCCCGAAAGATTCTTTCCCCCTGCCCGTAAAAATTTTACGGTCTGCCTGCACAGTTAGGTGTCTGGTGCGTCCGTCAAAGGAAGCTTCGATAAACCCTAAATCCGTCAGCTTCTTGATCGCTTTCGAGATGGTGGGACGGCTTACCCCATACTCCAGTTGGATAGTCTCGTTGGCCTTGTGGAAGGTCTTGCCATTGCCCGAGAACGAATCTATCTCGGCGTAGAGGGCTTTTTCTACAAGCGTGAGGCGTGCGTCCAGCCAAATCTCTGCGGGTATCCATACCCCCTTAAATTCTCGTTCCATGGTGGGAAGATAAGGGGAAGGTCAAACCTCCCCCTCTCTTATCGGTTCAAGGTTCTCGATTTCGTGAATCCGCCACTCCACCTCCCCGTTAATTTGTAGGAAGGTGGTGTTCTTGGTGGCCACGATTTCGGGGGCGTGTTTGAGGATGCCCCGGGGGTTCCGCCGAATCCAGTTGGTGACGGTGGCCGGGGTCACCCCCAGCTCTTGGGCGCACTTCTTATTGGTGCCCCAATGCTTCTTAATGAAATCTCTCATGCTTTCGAGTATTTGACGAGTCCCCAGAGCAGGGAAACCTCGGTTCGTGGTGTTTGGAGGGTTCGAGCTTGGACGGGCTCGTCTTGCTTCTTGCTTCCTTGCTTCAAGAGTCGCAGGTTCTTGCGCTGGGTTTTGATGCTGTCCACCGTGCGCTCCATCTTCTCCGCAAGAATCTCGTCGTCATATCCTGCTTCGAAGAGGAAAATCAGTTGATTGTTGTCCTCCTCCGTCCAAGGTCGAGGGGGCTTTTCGATATTCATAGGCATCTGTCGGGGCGCGTTGTCGGTGCGCAGCCCGAGTTGATATCTCTTGTCGTAGATCTGGGAGACCTTGACACCCAGCATCTGGGCGAGTTCTACGTTGTCGGTCGTGCCTGACGTGACGTTCTTGATAAGAGCTCGTGTGCGGCTCGCGTTCCAAATAGATTTAGGCATCTGCTTCGTATAGTTCGTTCAACATTTGGTCTTGCTTGGCTGGGGAGCTTATCTCCTGCCATGCCGTAGGTTCGTGGGCCATCGACTTGAACCACGAGGAGCCGTCCCACTTGGCCACCTCATAGACGTATCCATTCCCCATAGCCCACGCACAGAGGTACCATCCTACTGCGCGGGGCGGGGTGTTCTCCCACATCATGGTTGGACCTCGTTTTTGATTTGATTCCGAGCTTCCAAAGCAAGGCGGGCATACTGCATGACTTGCACGTCGTAGTTCGGGGCGTCACGATCCGCTACCTGCATAGCTACCCCCACCGCCCACGAAGCGATTATACCTTTTGTCGCGTCGGGGTCTTGCTTACTTCCACCACCAGAGAAGCCGGGCTTGTCGAGGCGTAGCTTCGTGCCGTGGTGGGTGCTTAAAGCGGTGTACTCTACGTCGTCACCGACGTTCCACTTGTTCGGCGTCTTGGAGTTCACAGTACCTGCCGTGCCGTCGGAGAGGTCGACGTCGAAGGCATACATGAGTCCGTGGCTTCCTGTCCACGTAGGAGGGTTTGCGGGTTCAATCCGCGAGATTTTGGCTTGTGCCATGTTACAAGGATTTGCGCGCGTTTCTGCGCTGGTTTGAATGAGTGTTATCTTCTTAATCCGACAGCCGCCGGGTATCTTCTTTTGACCTTTGCTCTGGGCGTCGGCTTCGTCGTAGGCCGTCACCGTGAGCTTGTCCCAGTCGTCGTGATCG